AGCGGTCATCGTCTTGCCGGTTATCGTTTCTACCAATTCGCCGGTCAAGGTATGAAGGGTTTCCTCAAGGTACACTCCCCCGTTTTCAAGAGTGTATTTTTTCTTGAAAATGAAGGTATCCTGCCCCTGATAAATCTTTGCGAAAGAGACGTATTTCGCAAGCACACGGGGATTGTTTTTCGCAACCTCAAAAACGAATTGGGTAGAGGGAATGAAGGATACCGTTACTCCGGCAGTTACATCGAAGTTTGCAATGATAGATACCCGTTTTCCGATAAAACAATCTTTGGCGGCTTTTAGGATTGCGTCCTCAAAATTATTATCCTCAAGCACGGCTTTTAGATACTCGTTCAAATCGGCAAGCCCCGCATCCTGCTCTTGTCCGTCAATCACAATATCGGGCGGTTCCGCAAAAAGAAAACGGGCTTGCTTGTCAATCAGACTCGTCGCTAACTTGTATTGCAATGCGGACGGTGTGAAGTCTTGTCCCTTTTCGGAATCGGCGGGGGGAATGTTATCGGGGGAGAACGATACCCCGTTATTGTAAATGTGGTAGTACCAGTAAATCTCTTTCAAGTCCGCCTCAAAATCAGTAGAGTCCCCTGTTGCCTCATCACGCAGGAATTGAACCGGAATAACCGAAATCTCGACGTTCGTAAGGGAGACGGAATAAATTGAAGTGGTCATCGTTTTCTTGAAAAAGTGGAGTGGAAAATTCGCTCTTTTACATCGGCAACATGAACCGTGTCAAGAGCATACCATATCGCCGAAAAAGAGTGGGGATCAATGTTGAACGAGTCATGTATAACATTCCCCTTGCCGTCTTTTTTGTAAGTCAAATCTTTCAATTCTCTGATTGTGTTGACGCAATGCCCCGCCACAATGATTCTTTTGAACCGTTTTATCTTGCGGGTATTTGACAATCGGGAACCGGCAAATTTGTTTCGGCACCCTCTTATCGGGTATCCGCATTGGCGGTAGTATTGTATCGCTTTGGGGTCTTCATTGTCCGCAACGATTGTTTTATTGTACCCCTGCTCTTTCAAACCGGCAAGAGCGGTTTTCAATTCTATCATTTCGTCAAGAGTGGAGAAAACGTCATCGGTTACACGGTTCATGTAGATTTCATCGTAGACGTAAAGTATCTTTTTCTCCATGTCCACGGCGCACGATATAACGGCATTAAACGACTCCTCAAAACCGAAGTCAAATCCAAAATAATGATTCTGGTATCCGCAAGCATGAACCTGTTTTGTAATGCTCTGTTTTGCCACTTCTAACTGGGGGAGAACCCTTGTCCCTGTTGCCCCGAATCGCCCTAGCCTTGCAACAGTGTAGAGGGGATAATCGTAGTCCCGCAATTCGTCAAGCGTTTTTAGATACTGGTCAGGTAAAAATGGGTTATCCTCTGAAGTGGAATGGTGATAATATACTCCGTTTTTTACTACCTCTTGCCGTTCGTAGAGAATGTTTTCGTCAAGGACAATACTGCTCTTGCCCTTTTCGTCAAGTCTTTCAAAAAAGTGATTGTACACCCAGTTTTCTTTCCCTACCGGATTGCAAGACAAGATAAAATGAAGGGAAACATTTTTCGCTCTTACTCTACCAAGCAATTCCTTGTAAGAATCGTATTTGATTTCTGTTGCCTCCTCAAGCCACACAATCGAAATATCGTTGATAGATTTTATCTTTTCGGGACGGTCAAGTCCTTTGAAAATAACCTGACTACCATTCGGAAAAGTTAGGGAGAGTGGGCTTTTCCTAGCGACGACTTTCCGTCTTGCCGATTGTCCGGTAGGGGAATCGGCTAGTAAGTCCATTCCGGTCAAGATTTCGATAAATAAGTGAAAACACGACTCGTAAATGGTATCAAAAACTTCCCGCACCACGAGTACCCTTCGACGCTCTTGCAAGAGTTTGAGGATAATCTTAAAGGCAACCTGATAAGACTTGCCCGAACCATACCCGCCGATTACAAGGTATTGTGTGTAATCCCAATCATAAATCAGATTTTCAAATGTAGGGACTACATCGACTTCAATGTTCACTTTTTCTTTTCTGCTTTTCGGATTGTGATTTTGATATTTTTATCGTTGGCTCCCGCCGTGTCATCGGGGACTCGTTTCCATTTTTTCGGCGCACGATTGTATAACCACATCGATATTGCCCCTACATTGGGGGGGGATTCCTTTTCGTATTCCTCTTTTTTTGCGGATACCGCTTTTCCCTTCTTGCCGGTTTTATCGACATCGAAAATAGTGGTCGTTTTCGTTTCCTTGTACCGGTATCCTTTGGCAGTTTTTAGTAATGCCGATTCGACTTCCGCTGTTGCAAGATTGCGTCCGGCTTGTATCGCTTGCCGAATCTGTGGGCGCACCCGTAACATCTTGAAAAACGACGTTTTCGATAATCCTACGATTTCACGGATTTCCCTCATGGTTTTGCCCTGCGCTCCGTAGATTTTCAAGAGTTCTAACGATTGCGGGGTACTCCACTGCGCTCCGGTTCCTTTGGTATAAGTCCACGGTTTTGTCTGTTTCGGCGGTCGCCCACCCTTATTTTCTACTTTTTTCATTGTCCAGTTTTTGATATGGTATCATTGCTTTTAGATAAATGGACTACAAAATGCCCGGTAATCTAACTGGGCAAATCCTTGTCCATACGTTTGATACACTTGTCCGTTCCCGATTGTCCAAATGCGATTTGTTGCGTCGACATTCGTTTTTTTTCTCCACCAACTCAATGCGTCATTAGGGTCTAATTTACCACTGTTATATTGCGTTGCCGTATAATTATTCCACATCCATACGTAAAGCCACGGAGGATAATTAGCACTGGGAAAACCATAATGTCCCGCCCCACATAACCGCTGTACCGTAGAATCAAATTTATATGACGTAGTAGGATTTGTAGTGGTAGTAATAAACCCATCAAACCCTAAATTGAAATCTAACAAAATCGGATTCATTGGTAGATTCGACTTGTCAGTTACATTGCCTTGCGAAACCACGATTTGATTATTGTTATTGAGAAAACACTGCTCTACTTGTCCTGAAGCCCAATTCAAATTTGTAATTCCGTTTCTTGTCCATGCAATATCGCTATCATCTAGGATATTTTTACGAAACACACATAGCCCATAAATTGTTCCATCAATCTGTTCCGGGGTGCGTTTCATCAAAATCAGATTTCCGTTCGGCAATAAAATGGTATAGGGGTTATAAAAATCATTATCGTTCGGATACGGATAAGTTTTTTTGACAATAAATTGAGTACCATCAAACACCACAAATGCGAGTTCATTTGTACCATACCGATAAATCAATGAGCAATATCCTTGCGGACTATCAAACCATCGCATGTTACTGATTTCGGACTTCGTTAATCCATTCGGGCTCGGATACTGTTGGAATGCGCAACTCATTGATTCGACATCAAATTTTACAATCGTTAGTGGATTACTTGAACCGGATTTGACAATAAATACCACTTTGTTTTCATTGTCGATAAACGGATACGACATCGAATCGAATGTTGCGAAAGGGCTAAACGTCGGTATCATATCAATCGATGTGCGCCACCCAGATGCCATCATCGCTGTATTGTTACAGACAATCCCACGCATGCGTTGGTTCGGATAATCTTGTCGTAATTCGAGAAAAAACATATTTCCTGTTGGTACACTTATAGGATAGCACAACAGGTTTGTTTGCACATCAGGAATACTGGACGTAATATTTGCCCAAGTTATACCTTGTGGTCTGTAAAATATTGCAGATTGCGTTTTGATTACTTCATATAACGATGCGTCCCAAATTGGAACCTGTGCTGGCGCACTGCTGTACACTTTTTGCCCATTGACGTAAGCCGAGGCAACCTTACGTCCGCCGACATACATTGAACCGATTTTTTCTCCTGCAATCCAAATACCCACGTTGCCCTCTATGTTTCGTTTTGCGGGGCTTTGTGTTGCCCCTTGTCCTTTTTTGCCTTTTTGTGTTTTCTTGCGAACGTTGCCCCGTTTTGTGCGTTATTCCAAAACGCACATTAAACGCTGTGTTCTATCCGCTGTTGCCTCCGCCTCTGTTACTACCTCATGCGGTTTTTCTGGTAGGGTGAGCGTTTGTACTTCCCTGCTGACAATTCTCCCCTGCGAATTCATTCCGACAATGTGCGACACAAAACTACCCGCCCAGTCCAACGTTTCGGAATCGCTGGTCTGCGTTATCGCAATATTTGCAATGTTCGGATTGGGGAGAGTTCCGGTCAGGTTCCCGCCCACAATATCCCCCCGATACATGCCCTGCTTGCCGGAATCGGTCACGGTACCATTAGCCCCGATAATGACGGCATTGCCGGACGTTCCGCTTGCTATCAAAGGCATTTTACCCGCCAGTGCAGTTCCTAATTCCGTTTTCGTTGCCAACGTTGCTAACGTCTGTTGTATAGAAGTCAATGTCGTATTTATAGACTGTTGCCCCGTTTCCAATACCTCAATGCGGGTAATAATCGTAGAAATATCCCCAGTGTCAATGATTGCCTCTAACTCATCGACGAGTTCCTGTAACCGGCTTGTCCCTGTTGCCTTCTGCTGGTCAACCCAAGTACCAAAAGCAGTTATAGACTGTTGTATCGAAGTCTGCCCCCCGTCAATCAGAGAATCGGCTTGCGTCTTGAACGCATCCCAGTCCGATTGAGCAGAAGTTTTGATTGCCTCAATATCCGCTGTTGTACTCGTCTGCTTTCCCGCAATCCAATCCTCAAATTGGTCAAGAGCGGTCTGCGCTGCGGACTGTTTTGCGGTCAGTCCCGCAATATAAGTTTCCTGATAATCGGTTTCGGCTTGCGTCATGTACCGTTCAAGAAAACCGTCTAACTGATTGACGAAACCGGTAGTATCTAGCGATTGAACCGTTCCGATTACCTGTCCGCATTCGGCGGTTACAGAACGTCTATCGGACAATCCTGTAATGATCCCGCCGGTTACTACCAAAACGGCTAATCGCAAATCGTAGTACACGCCGTCCCGCACCGGCGAGGGATAGACATTTTGCCCTTCGGTTCCCTTGACGACGACAAGACTGATTTTCCTTGCAACAGAATCGAAACGTAACATCACGGAGTCATACCGTTTTGCCGTAGACGTTGAGGCGGGGTCAATCTGTATCTCGTTTGCCTCATCGTTCTTGTACCAGTATCCGTTGATAAATGCCCGTCCTGTTGCAATCTGAAGTATCCGCTGTGTATTTGATATTATACTGACTGCCAACCCCCCTAGATTGTTAGCAAAAATACCATTGCCGATAAAGGTAGAAAAATAGTCCGCAAAAGTATCCGCAAGATACGTTCGGTCAAACGTCCCGTCTTGTAACTGATTCGCATTGAAAAAACCGCTCGTTTCCATTCCTAAAATCCTGTACTAATGCGGGGAAAAATTGTCCCTAGTTCCAGTTCGATATTGTACCCGTTATCGTCAATAGTCTCTACAACCCCCGAAAGAACGTCGATTACTTCGGTCTGTAAGAGGGTATCGTTGATCTGTACCAATTCTCCGAGATTCATAAAAAGCGGATAGGGAGACGGTTCATTCCATTCCGTCCGCCGGTTCCCCCACGTCTTCAGAGTGAACGTGTAATCCTTATGTCCGCCTTTGACAAAAACTGCGTCGGGGTCTTCATAAACCGTTCCGCTTGCGGGGGTAGGCATTTCGGAACGCATCTCGGCAAGATACTCTGCCAATGTTTTGAGGATAATCACACGTGTACTCACTGTTGCCGTACATGGTATTCTTACAGTTCGGATTATTTGCTGTGTTGTACCGTCACGCTCATCTATTTCGGCAATATAGTTCAAAACAAGATTTTGTACTTCGTCAAGTTTTACCCATGAACCAGTATAAGAAATTTGGTTCATGTACCCTTCCTCACCGCTTGCACTCCCCTCTGTTATCTTTGGTGATTCCATCGTCGCATCCGAGACGAATGGGTCACGCTGGTATATCATACGAAAAGCATAAGAATCAACTGCCCCGATATAATTATTGTCCGTTTCAAAATTATTATTGTCATCGGAAAACGAAAACGTCCAAAAATTAGAGGCATTACTTCGACTCGGCAACGATACTGTTTTTACAACAGTGGCAGGATACCATAAAACAATATACCGGCGGGGCATACCCGTCATCGTAGTCCCCCATGTGTATTTTATCGCTGCCCCCGCATGTCCCCCTAGGTTATCTTGCGCTATTGCGGACTCGTCAATGTCATCAGAATCGAAAGAGTGAACCTGCCCCCCGCTGTTCACGTCAAATCGCAAGGGACGCTCTACCCCGCCAGTGGTTCCCCGCCAACGGTTATTTTCCATATCATACCGCCAGACGTAAAATGCGTTATTGTTTTGCGCATCCTCTAAATCTTTTTCCGGTATTGCCCTCGGACTGCCTGTAACTGTTAGCAACACTTGCCCCGTTTTTGTGCGGGTTCTTACAATCCGCTCTACAAACATCGGGGTATCCCAGTAATCGGTATCCGGTATGCTGGGAGTATCCCCTTTGAAAAGATATTTGGTATAAAACACACCCCCTAATTCCGGTATAAAATCGGCAAGATTGAGCGGAACCACGAGTTCAAAACTACCATTGCCGTTACATCGGTTCGCCCACGTCAACGTTCGAAAGTGGGACATCTCCAATTCGACATTATCGGCTAGATTGCCCTTGTAAAACAATCGGGGGATAATCTGATTCGTCTGCTGCTGTTTCATAGCGTCTCTACCTCGTATTGCGGTTCTGTATTGAGTTCAATGCCGATATTAACGTAAATATCCGGTTCGGGATTGTAAGGTTCGATATAATTTTGTCCCGCAAATATCCGAATCCAATCCCCGCTCACGAGGCTTGTTACATCGTTCCCGTCCAGTGTTGCTTTGTGGAGTCCGCTTCGGGTATCGATTCGCAATTCTTGTCCGGCGGTCATCGCCCCCCTGTAAGTCAATACGAATTTCCCGTATGCTGACTGGGCGGTTATACGCAAGACTGATATTGTCCCTGTTGCAACGGCAGTTATTATCATGCCAACAGAAACAGTCCCCCCGTAAATATAGCCGACTGTTCCGTTTTCATGATAATCCCCGAAAATAACCGGATTACTTTCGGTCATCGTAAGAGGGAACCGAAACATCGGCAAGCCCTGCGAGGCAACCGCCGACGACTCGTTATCATTGTACCAACGGGGGTCACTACATTGCCCCGTAAGGGTAAATTGGCAGTAGACGCTGTTGTTATCCTTTTCGGTATTGCCGATTAACGGTTCCGCTGTAAGGAAAAAGTCCAAGTGAAAACCATTGTACCCCAACCGGCACCAGTCCCCGCCTGTCAAATATGCTTTTAACTGCTCTTTTTTGCCGTCGATTATTGCGTCAGTATCCCCGATAATCAAACCGATTATGGTTACTTTCCTATCCTGCCAGACGGTATCTAGTACACGGGCAGACGTTTCCTGCCCAAGCACCGCCGATTCGGGGGTTATGCTTGCAACACCCCAATCGCAAGAGCGTAGAATGTAGTCATCGTCCCGCTCTGTACCTATTACTTGCGGGGGAGACCACTGACTCCCGTCAATAAGTTTTCGTAAGGTTACTCTTTCAATCATTCGGCTTGCCTCGCTATTCCGTTGATTGTGAACCGGCAAAAAGCAGGATTATTAGTCTTGTATATTTTATCATAGAGTACCGAAGACGTTATCAAAACATCTAGCGGATTGCCGTTATCGCAAATCAGAGAAAACCACTGATTGGGTTTCACAAAACGATTCAATCTGATTTTATTTTCGGCAAGGGAGAACAGTACTCCCTGCTTTTCGATTGCGTATCCGGTTATGATTATGTTCCGCAACGGTTTTGTCCAGTATCCTCTTTCATTGACGGGGGAATCGGCAATCGTATGACTCTGCGTAGTAAGGTTCTGATTGCCCAAAAACACCGATTCTAAAATCAGATTTTCCGTAGAATTGCGGTCAAGTTCTAGCGTCTGCTGTTCTCCAACGATTTTCACATTTTGAATTATCATACAATCGAACGTAAGCCCCCGTGTGAGGGACTTGCGGTAAAAACGATTATTTATCCGATTTTAGCATAACTTCGCCACGTAGGGCTATTCTATGCCCCGCCCAGTCCCCTACTCCGTAAGGAAACAAACATTTCCTCAAATTGCCTTCGGGCTTCCACTGCGTCTATTGCCTTCGGGGAATAAAAATTGAACGTGTTCCCCGCTATCCGCTCTGTTGCTTGCAAGCC